CACACTCTTAGTTGGCTTTTTGACGACATGTATTTCTACGGTCGCGGATACCTCTACGTAAAAACGCGTTACTCAACCGGACTTCCGGCGTCGTTCCAATGGTTACCCGCCGTCTATATGAACGTTCAGGCCGCCATGTTCGCCGGGAACGCTCCCATAGGTGACTATACGGTCACGTTTAACGGGCAAGCGTTAGCGAATAATGACGTAAAGATCTTTTACTCTCCCGTATCCGCTCTCTTAGAGGTCGGCGCTCGAGCGATCAACACGGCCGAACGTTTAGACGTCGCCGCTTGGCGTTTCGCTACTACTCCGACCGCGTTCGGCTGGTTACAACAGACCGAGGGCGAACCTCTCCCGCCGGAGTTTATGAAAGAGGCCGCCGACGGTTGGGCCGAGGCCCGCGACACTTCAGCGGTCGCCGCGATCTCCGCCGGCTTTGAATGGCACGAGTCCACGATGGACCCGGCACGTCTCCAACTCGTAGAGGCCCGCCAACACTCCGCGCTAGACCTCGCTCGTCTCGCGAACGTTCCGCCGTACCTCGTCGGAGCCCCGACCGGAACTGGCATGACTTACACGAACGCGGTAGACGCCAAAAGCGCCGCGGTCCTATTCGGAGCCCTCCCCTACATTGAGGCCATAGAGCAACGTCTCAGCGCCGAGGACATAACTCCACGCGGACAGATAATCCGCTTAGACCGATCCGCTTGGCTAGATAACCCTCTAGACGTTCATAGCCCGGAGCCCGCACCAATGGACCAACCACAAGACCAACCAACCCCGCAAGGAAGTAACAGATGAAACTCACTATTCGAGCGTCGGAAAGTTCTCTCACGGTCGCGGCCGCCGACGGAACGCCCAAGCGTGAAATTACCGGAGTCGCGGTCCCGTGGAACGTTCCGGCTAATGCCTCTACAGGTCCCGTCATGTTTTTAGAGGGATCGCTCCCAACCGACGGACCCGCGCCAAAACTAATCCGCGACCATTCACCGACCAACCCGATCGGAGTCGTTACCGAACGAGTTAGCACGTCCGAGGGAATGATGTTCGTCGCGAAAGTCTCCGCCATTCCCGAGGGCGATATCGCTCTCCAACTCGCCGCCGACGGAGTACTAGACGCGGTTAGCGTCGGAGTAGACGTCCAAAAATTCCACTACGACGGCGATACTCTCGTCGTCGAGTCAGGCGCTTGGAGGGAACTATCTTTAGTCCCGTGGGGCGCTTTTACCGAGTCCAAGATCGCAACGGTCGCGGCCTCAGAGCAAGACCAAGACCAAGAGTCCGACGAGGCAACCGCCGACGAGGACGAAACCAACAAAAAGAAAACCGAAATTTCCGAGGAGGAAACAAAAACTATGGAACCAATTACAACCGAGGCAACGTCCACCACGTCGCCGATCATCGTTAAGGCCGCCCGCCGCGTCAGCGCGTCGGATTACATCTCCGGACTCGTCTCCGGGAACATGAGCCCGGAAGTCCGAGCCGCTAATGGCGTCGTCTCAGATATTCCCGGCATGATCCCCGAGCCGCTCATCGGCGACGTGTTCGACACACTCACAGATGAGCGCCCGTTCATCGCGGCCCGCGGAACTTTCGCACCGCCCGCCGGAGGCGAGTCGTTTTTCCGCCGCAAGGTGAGCCAACATACGGCCGTGGCTTTGCAGGTCGCAGAGTTTGACACTCTCGCCTCGCAGAAATACGAAGTAGACCGTATCCAAGTTGATAAAAAGTTTTTCGGCGGATACTTGGACATTTCGGAACAGGCTCAGTCATTCAGCGAGCCCGCGATGGTTGAGCGAGTCCTCGCGGACATGGCGAACGTCTACGCCAAGACCACCGAGACCTACGCTCTCGGTCAGGTTTACGACGGATCAACTAGCGCGACCGCACAGATTAGCGACTGGACCGACGGCGACGAAATTATCGAAAGCCTCTACTCAGCGGCCGCAGAAATTAAAAGCGGATTCGGTCGTATGCCTACTCACTTAATTATTCGTAGCCACGTGTGGGCCGCGATTGGTGGAGCGAAAGACTCCGGCGGGAACCGAATTTTCCCGTATCTCGGACCATCTAACGCCGCTGGTACTCTCAACGGAGCGACCTCTCTCACCGGTAACCCTCTCGGCTTGGCTTTGATCGTCTCCGACGATTTTGGTCTCGTCGCCGGCGACCGCGCCGCGATCATGCTTTCAGCCTCAGCCGTAGAACTGTACGAGGATCGTCGTGGTGCAATTCGAGTAGAACAACCCGCGTCGCTCTCAACCCGTCTAGCGTTCCGCGGCATTTTCGCCGTGGCAGACATTGACCTAGCCGCCGGCTCGCTCCTGCTCTGATCCCCAACCCCAACGACTAGGAGAGTGTGAGCCATGGCCTTAGAGAAACGAGTTACTCAAGCGGTAGCCGTATCTGGAGACCATACGCTCACGCTCTCCGACGTCACCGGGCTCTATGTCGGATACACCGTCCACGTAGCCGGCGTCATGGCGAACGGGACCTATAACGGGACTCACGTCATTACGGCGATAGATACCGACGATCTCACGATCACCTACGAACAAGGGAACCATAATCACGCGCTAGCAGATACACCGGGACGCGTAAACGTCCCGGTCACTTGGGCAGACGATGAGGACGTCCTCGGTTTTCTTGGCGTAGAGCCGGCGAGCGCCGAGGACGAGGCTTACCTTGAGGTAGCGGTTAAAGCGGGGAACGAATGGTGCTATAGGCGCCGTTATTCGAGCGCGTATGACGATCTAGTAAACGCCGTACCCGATGAGGCTTGTCGTCTCGCGGTCGTCTTGTATGCCTCCGCGCTTTATCGTGAACGCGGTTCCGTGGACTCGTATCAGAGTTTTCAGGACATGTCTACCGTCGCGCCCATTGGCTCTATGGGGCAGATCTTAAAACTCCTAGGTTGTAACCGTCCGGTCGCCGTATGAGCCTTTTAAACGACTCCTACGACCTCGTTATAGAGTTACTCGAGGACGCAGGGCTCCCGGTAGTGGACGACGTTCGGAACCTCCGTCCGCCGGCCGTGATCGTGGACCCGCCCGGTATCACCCCGTTAAGCGCGTCGCTCGTCCAAATAAATTTCTCGGTTACTTGTGTCGCTCCGCCTCCGGGCAACCGGGACAGTATGAAAAAAGTTTTAGAACTCGCGGACGTGATTATCGCGCTCCCCGGTCTAGTCACCACGGGAGGAGTCTCCGGCGTTTACAATGTCGGAAACCAAGACCTCCCGTCCTATAACCTCACTATTACAACTACCGCAAGGAGACCATAAAATGTTCGTTCAGACTGGACGCCAACTCACTATAGAAATTGACGGAACAAGTTATTCCGTCCAATGTTCCGAGGTCACGCTCACACCATCGCAGAGCGTAGATCAGTACATCTCGCTAACTTCTAACGCGGCCGTCTCCGGACCGGTCACGTGGGAACTTGGCGTTAAAGCGTTCCAAGATTGGGGCGAGGCTGGCTCATTCTGTGACGCTCTCGTTACCGCCGCGACCGCTGGAACCGTTATCCCATTCGAGATGGGACTCCCGAACGGCGGAACCGTAACCGGAGATATCGTTCCCGTGTTCCCGTCCGCCGGCGGAGCCGCAGACAGCGCACTAGAAATAGACCTCGCTTTCGCCGTATCTGGCGCGGTTACGTTCGCCTGATCCACGATGGAACTCTCTTTCCGTGTCGAGACAGTTACCGACTCATACGAGGTAAAAACGATCCCTTGGGTAATCATGCTATGGGAGCGCAAATATAAAACTAAAGCCTCAAAAATTGGGACCGACGGCTTAGGACTCGAAGATCTTTTATATTTGGCTTATGAGGCCGCGAAGATCGCCGGTCATGTCACCGCTAAAACTTTTGACCAATGGGCGCCCGAGGTTAAAAACCTTGAGATCCTAGAGGGCGATACGGCGGACCCTACCCAAGCGGTAGCCTCGGACGACTAGTCGCCGAGGTCGCCGCGGAGACAGGGATTTCACCGTCGGAACTATCTAAAGATGGAGCGATGCTCGTGACCCTTGCGGAGATCATAAACAAAAAACGAAAGGCGAAACGATGAGCGTCGTCGCGTCCGTTGAGGTCGTCGGTCTTAAAAGCGCGTTAAAAGAGTTAAACAAAACTAACAAGGCGCTCCGAGTAGAGATCGGTAAAGACATTAAAAAAGCCGCCGAGCCCATTCTCGGAGCGATCCGCGAACTGTCTCCAGAGACCGCTCCGCTTTCCGGTATGGACCACCGAAAGAGGACCGGCTGGAAAGGCGGACAAGATAAAAATATCGTTCTAAAAGTAGACACTCGAAACGCGAGAAAAAGAAACGCCGCCACCGGCGCCGTTTTTGAGACAGTCGGAACGATCAAGATTATCGCAAAAGGCGGACCTCTCATCATGGCAGATATGGCCGGGAAAGCGGGAGGCAACAAAAGCCGAAACGCTTTCAGAGCCCGACCCAATTTTCATCGAGCGTTAGACGGAGCGATCGGACGAGGCGCGTCCCGTTTTATGTGGTACGGCGCCGAAAAGAATATAGATCTATTCCAAAAAGAATTAGAGCCAATAGTCGCGCGCGTCATGGACGCCGTAGGTAGAAAGATCGTGGAGGTTAAAAGATGAGTATTAGCGTCCCGATTATTAGCGAATGGAATCCGAAAGGATTAGACCGCGCTATCGCCGACTTTAAGGGATTGGAGGGCGCCGGCGCTAAAGCAGGTTTTGCAATTAAAAAGGCGGCCGTCCCCGCCGGGATCGCATTAGCGGCGCTCGGCGGTTTTCTTGTGAACGCCGCGAAAGGTGCGGAGGAGGCGAGACAGGCTAACCAAAAACTAGGAAACGTCCTCGACAGTATGGGCTATCCCGAGGCGACCGAACGCGTTTCCGCTTACGCCGAATCTTTAGAGAAAAGTATCGCGGTAGACGCCGACGTTATTAAAGCGACACAAACCAAACTAGCGACATTCGGGCAACTCACCAAAAGCGTAGACGTCGTCGGAGGCGCTTTTGATCGCGCAACTCTGGCGGCTTTAGATCTTGCGGCCGCTGGTTTCGGTTCCGCAGAGGGTAACGCGGTCCAACTCGGTAAAGCATTAGAGGACCCCATTAAAGGGATCGCGTCTTTAGCGAAGTCCGGAGTCACTTTCACCGAACAAGAAAAAGAAAAGATCCAAACTCTTGTCGAGTCGGGAAAAATTCTTGACGCCCAAAACATGATTTTAGCGGCCGTTGAAAAACAGGTAGGCGGAACAGCGGCGGCGAGCGCCTCAAGTTTTGACAAAATGAAATTTAGCCTTGCGGGAATATCGGACACTTTCGGAGAGTTAGTTCTCCCCCATATAGACAAATTTTCAAAGACACTCCAAAAGGCGTCCGACTTTGTGCAAAAGAATCAGAAACTAGTCGGGATCCTTGTTATAACTTTCGCAGGATTAGCGGCGTCCGTGATCGCGGTTAATGCCGCCATGAAAGTTTATAAAGCCGGGCTAGCAGTAGTTAAAGCCGCTCAAGCGGCATGGGCTGGTGCTACTAAAGCATTTACGGCGATCCAAGCCGCTTTTAATGCGGTCATGGCGTTAAACCCTATTTTCTTGATCGCTATAGCGATAGCGGGAGTTATAGCGATATTGCTTATTTTGCAGAGAGAGTTCGGCATTTTTGATGGAGTTATCCGAGTAGTCGGCGAGGCTTTCGGCTCAATTTGGGCGGCCATTAAAACCGTCTTTGATTGGATTAGCGAAAACTGGAAACTAATTTTAGTAATCCTTACCGGGCCGTTCGGACTCGCTCTCGCTTTCGTTCTCTCTTTCAAGGATCAAATAATCGGTTTCGTTAGCGGAGTTATTGACTGGATCAAAAATAATTGGCAACTACTCCTAGCGATCCTTACCGGCCCGTTCGGGCTGGCGTTACTCTTTATCAAAACATTTAGGACGCAGATCATGGACGTATTTAGCCTGATCTATAAAGGAATTAAGTCCACCATGGGCTTTATCGCGGACCTAATCACCGCACCATTTAAGGCCGCTTTTAGAGGGATCGCTTCGCTATGGAATAACACCATCGGGAAACTTTCTTTCAAGGTTCCCGGTTGGGTACCCGGTATCGGCGGAAAAGGTTTCGACGTCCCCGATATACCTATGCTCGCGTCCGGCGGAATCGTTGATTCCGCTACCCTCGCGTTAATCGGAGAATCCGGGCCGGAGGCTGTAATCCCATTAGACAAACTCGGGAACTACGGCGGCGGTATCACGATCAACGTCTCCGGCGCGCTCGACCCGTCCGCGGTCGCCCGCCAGATCAGACAACTACTCACACAAGACGCCGCAAGGCTCGGGCTCGTTAATCCGATATGACTAACCCGGTCGGCATTTATATAACCAAACCTAGCGGAGGCGCTCCGTTAGCGGTCCACGTTGGCGCGCTCGAGGGAGTCACGATCAACTACGGGAGACCCGACGTCACTTCCCAACCCAACGCCTCCACCGCGAGCGTCACCATATTAAAAAGTTCTACGCTCGGAGACTTTGACGCCGACCTCTCCTATTTTGACTTAGGAAGTACCGTTCTCATTGAGGCGACTTTCAGCGGGATACCGTACACGCGGTTTCAGGGACAAATTACCGACGTCACCGTAGACGAGTATTTCATCACTCTCTTAGCGGCAGACGATCTCTACTCCGCTTTAGGCCGTTTTAACATAACGACAGGACCGGACGTCCAGACCACCGGAGATCGGATTGAAGAAACTTTACAGTACGCACTACCGGCCGCCGGCTTTCCCATTCCACCGTATGACGTAGACTCCGGGACAGTTTATTGTTACTTACAAGACCCGCCGGTTACCACTAACGCATTAGCGTATTTACAAGAGGTCACCAACTCGGAGCCCTCCGGCGTTTTCTTTCGCGACATTCTCACCGGAGACTTACGTTTCACCGATAGCGAGGCGCGCCGTCAGCAGATTTCCCTAGACCCTTATCAGAGTTATAGCGATACGGAAGTCTTAGACGTCTGGTCAATTAGAAAAACTAGCCAAGAAAAAATTAACCGCGCGAGGATTTCTAACGACGTAGACACGGTTACCTATGAGGACGCTACCGATATAACCGATAACGGGATCTACGAATATAGTTTTAATTCTTTACTTAATACGTCCGACGACATGCTCACACTCGCCCGGCGAATAGTCGTAAACCGAGCCCGACCCGAATTCACTTTTTCCGCGATCCAAATAGAACTCTCCACGATGAGCTCCGCCCGCCAAGAGGCGATAATTTCCACGTTAAGAAACGGGCAACTAACCCAACTCCCAACATTCGGAGCGTTTAACGTAGACGGTCTAGATTTCTTTGTCGAGGGATACTCCGAGCGCATAGGTCAAGAATTCTGGAGCATTACGTTAAACCTCTCAGACGCGAGACTTACCCGCCCGCCCCAACGCTGGTCCGACATTGTGAGCGGCGTACTTTGGAACGACGCCGCTATAGACCCATACACTTGGAACGACTTACTCAGAGAGTATATTTAGATCATGGCAAGTACCCCGAATAACGCATGGCCCACACCGGACGACACCGACCCCGTAGGCGACGGCGCTCTAGACATGCGTTCTCTAGGAGACGCAATAGACAGCACTTTAGGGATAGTTCAAAATTGGACTTCCTTTACGCCTTCTTGGACAAATTTGACAGTCGGTAATGGCGTCGTTTCGGCGGCATATTCAAGGTTTAATAAAATTCTTTTTGTGCGTGTGTATTTCGACTTTGGTTCTACTTCGTCACTAACAGGCGCTTTGCAGATGACCCTTCCTGCTTCTTTGACACAAAACACGGCTTCACAAGAAGTAATCGGTCACGCACAAATTACAAAGACAGGCGTCTTTGCTACTTTGGGCCTTGTCGCTGTCAATACTTCAACAACAGTAAAAATTCAAACTTGGCTAAGTAGTGGCACTTACCCGTCGGTAAGAAATGTTGAGCCGACCGTACCTGTCGTTTTTGCGTCAGACACTAATGTCTCTTTTGAATTTACGACAAGACTGGCTTAACGATGATCACAGCAACATGCAAAAACGAGCCTTGCGGACAATACGACATTAACTACAACTTTTACGGCGACCCTACAGAAGTTCAATGTGGTGAGTGCGGTTTTGATTGCGAACTGACCGACCCTCAACCCGACCCTCAACCCGACTTGATAGAACCGCCGAGGCCATGAAAACGCTATCCCTCTCCGCTTTACTTGCGATCGCTCTCGTGTTCATCGTTGGCGGTTGCGCGGACCGCACCCGGCACACGTGCGAAACCGATCCGTCCGGCCGCCGTTGCGACACTTCTAACGGAGCGACGACACCATGAAAAAGCTTTCTAATTCGGAGATTAAAGCCCGGCTCATTTTTGTCGTCGGGATTACCCTCTCGTTTG